ACCGCCACCACCACCGCCACCGGCAATATAAGCTCCAGACTTGTTAATTATAGAAACATTCGTGTTTCCTATAACCAATGCTGGACCGCCATTTTGACCAGCGGCTGTGTTTCCACCACCGTTACCGCCGCGGCCAATAATGTAACCTGAATTTTCTATTTCTACAATTCCCGGATGTGTTGGTATAATTAAGCCACCTTTGTTTCTGTTATCAGAATATGCGTAAACGCCAGAATTAATTACAATTCTTAAAACACTCGATCCATTCCAACCAGCATTAACAGCAGCAGTAATTGCATCAAACTCTAGCACATTTGCCGTAATATTAAGAAAAAATACATTTATTGTGCCATAAAAATTCTGCAAACTAATAGCACCTGACGTAGGAATAGTTTGTGAGTAGTTACTGCTTGGTACTCGTGTACCCCCGCGGTAATATTCGTTTAAAGAATGAGGAGCTGCTCCGCCAAATTCATTTACGATGTCTTGTATTGAAATCGCTCCGGAAGATTTGATAGCCATAGTTTATTTACCTACTTTTTCTTTCAATTCCTTAATGGCTTCAATAAGCAAACCTATAATATTGCCATGACGAACTGCATAAATTGTTTTTTGAGTTCTTGGATCTACGGTTTCGTAAACAGCACCCGGAATTACTTTTAACAGTTCTTGGGCCATTACACCGGTCATTGGGGTATCATCACCAATATAGTTGAAGTTATATCCGCCGAGTTGTGAAACTTTATCTAAAGCATTCTCAATTGGAGTAATATTTTCTTTCATGGTAATATCTGAAACAGATCCGAATGCCGTAATGTTTCCAGTAGCAACAATTGCTCCGTTTACGCCAACACCTGCAAACGTTACAGTTGACCCAGTTCCTACACCTTGCCCAATTGATATTGTACCAGTAGATGCTGCGTATGTAACACCAGTTCCAGCGGCAATCACGTTTCTTGCTCTAGTCTCTGTAAAGTAAAGTCTAGTACCTTCTGCTAAACCAGAAGTAGTGTGGTTTGTTAAAGAACTAACTGTGCCATTTACGTTACCAGTAAGTGTTGCGGGAATGTTTGTGCCATTTCCATTTTCAAGTATTTTTGTAGTTCCGTTTGGAGCATAAACATCTCCAATTAAAGAGCCCGATAATTTCCCTGTTGCATTAGTAACTGTAATATTGTTTGCAGTAATATCACCGTAAATTCTACCGCTAACAGTTAAATCAGTTCCAATAACAGCATCAAACTCTGTTTTTACTGCACCAACTTCAAGCAAGCCTGTTGTTCCTAAAGCTAGCTTTTTATTTCCAGCGCCAGTGTTAATAACAAATCTAGCATTAGTTGAATCTTCTAATCCAACATCCCACGATGTAAGACCATCAGTATATCTAGTTTGACCACCATCCGCGTATTTAAAAGTTGCGACAATCGGGCTTAGAGCTCCAGTAATTCTTACAGGAGAATCATATTCTATAGTGTTACCTGCTGTAACAGCCGTTATATTGTTTGCCTGAAGAGTGTTATAAGCAGCTACTGTATTTGCCGTAAAAGAACCCAGCAAAGTTGCGTTGCCAGTAGTAATGTCTCCAGAAACAGAAGCAGTTACAACCTGATCTCGAAAAATGTCAACAATTTCGTTGGTTTTATCAAACCAGTTTTGAAATGTCTGAGTTACTGTAATGTTTTGAATACTAGGTTTTGACATTTAACGCTTCTCTATCTTTTCTAATTTATCGCAGACGCGAATTAAAATTTCTCGGATTTCAACAATTTCTTTGCTTAGAGCTTCTACTTTTCTGTGAAGAGCCCTTTCCTGTTTATATTTATTAAGAGCTTGCACATCTGTATTTAATATAGCTTTAGTTTGTATGTCACGTTGCAGCATCATGTTAGAGCAATTCCTCTATAGTCTTTAACAAACGGTGCAACATTAATACTTTCTGATAGCATGTCAATTCTTATAGCAAACTGTCTGTAGCTAGCAAATGTACCAGAAGTACTTGTGTATTGTATAATTCCGCTTCCGTTTTTATTAGCATCAGCAACTCTATACTTGTATTCTCTGTAATCATCTTCATTTACAGACGAAGAATAAGTGTTAATACCTTCAAATAATTCTAATTCAATCCAACCAATTGTATTAAACTCAGCACTATCTTGAGCATGCTGTGGTCTAATATAAACTTTGATTTCAGTTTTATTTGGTCTATGACCAGTTAAAACTATATGCATATCTTCTGCATCTAAATCTTCAGCTAATTCAATAGTTTTAGAAATATATTTTGAAGTAGTGGCTGGCACGTTTGTTGATTTAAACTGATAAGCAATAATAGAACTTAATTGTAAGTCTACAATAGGCGTCGAAGTTGGGTTTGATTTATTCGACATTTCTACGTTTATATCAAAAGGTTTTGGCGCTACTATGTTGTTCGATTTACTATAAACAAGAGCACCTTTTCTTGTAAACGAGTTGTTGTCGCCGAATTTAAGTTGTAAAACATAATTATCTAAATTGTTAGAAGGATTATTAAACAAACCGTTAATTGAAGTATTTGTTACTGAGTCATTAGATTTCATGATTATAGGTTGCATGTAACTTAATTCGATGTTGTTAACAGATCCAATAGAGCCAGTCACATCACTTGTAAATCCTATAATGGTATCGCCAGCTTCGAACTTCTTAGACGCTGTTGCAGAACTTTGCTTGAGATGCATTTCGTTACGGCTAAATTTGTTATAATGTGAAACAATTCCGGCAGTAATAGAAGTACCAACAGCCGAAGCAGCGGTGAATGAGCACGGCTTTGTTAATGTCATTGTTGTTGGACTATCAACACTTCCAATTCTAAATATGTCAGAATTTGTTCCAGACGTAATAAGAATATAATCACCTGCAGAATAATCTGCGGCAAAATCGTTTCCAGATTGAGTAACAACACTTGTATTAATTACTACGCTTACTGTGTATGCAGTTCCGTTGTTCTTATAAACAATCTCTTCTTGACTAAATCTTCCATCCCAATCGCTGAGAGTAAAGAATTCATGATCGTCGTTTGTTAATGTAACTGTACCAACAGAAGCATTAAAGTTATGACGATATATGTTGAATTTAATATCTTCATCTTGGTAAGATTTCCATGCTCTGTTGTTTGTAGAAGTGAATAGAACACCGTCACCCCAGTCTTGAACAACTGCTTGTCCGCGTGTTGGTCCAGCAGTAAGATCTACACCACCAATTTTTGAAGTAAAGTGTAAGTAACTCGGGTCGTTAGCGTCTGGCATAATAACAACAGCGTATTCTTTTTCAACATCCATTCTTACGGGAGCGGCAAAGTCAATAGTTGTTGCTGCAGTAGCGTCATCCGAAACATTAACCTGATTTGGTGTTAAGTGGATTTTAGAGAATGTAAGAATTTCGCCTGAAGGATAACCGTTAAGAACTTCTCTAAGTGTAACAGTAAGTCCGTTAATTTCACTTTTTCTTTTAAAGAAAAGATCAATTTTAGAAATGAATACTGAGTTTGAACCTCTGCCCATACCTTGTTTAATGAAGAATGTTTGCGCTAATGGGTCACCGCCTCGGGCTACAACTACTCTTGTTCCTACGTTTCTTGATGTTGCACTTACTGATACATCAAATTCTGGAATTCTTGTAGATAATGTAGTTTTTTCTACGGAAATATTATAAGCATGATATGTAATATCTGCTGTAGAAGTTCCAGCTGACTCGATATCTCCAATAGTACTGACGTCTGCAACTGATAATACTCTGTCACCTACAAAGAAAGTACCTTCTGGTATTTTAAACACTGCTCTAAGAATACCGTTTGAGTCAGTAGTAACAGCAGCATTTCTTTTTCCAAATTTTTGCATATTTCTTGGATGATCTACGTCTGTTCCGCGCCACACGTGCTGATTTACATCAACCCCATCGAAGAAGAAATAGTGTCTTGTGTCTGGTCTTAAACCACTAACAAACACATTAATGTTTCTAGATCTCATGAATGGTTCAAAATTAACATTACTAACAAAATCACCAATTGAATTCGTGCCACCATCGTTTACTTGTAGTGTTTTCTTTACACCAGATTCTATTTGCTGGAATGTAGTTGTGCGACCTACTGTTGATGATGACCCATCTTTAACATTTCCAGACCATTTAACACCAGTCAATGGGAATGCTTCTTGCAAGTTTTGGAAAACGCTGGTAAGATCGATGTTTACAGGAACTGGGTTCTCAGTAAGCGCTGGGACCATATCGTGATCTGGCGAAATAAGAGCTTGTCCAGCATACTTCCAGAAGTTGCTTACGCAGTTTCTGTAATTAGTAGCATAAGGTTGTCCAAGTAATTTTACATGCGAATTTCTGCTTAAAGTAGCAACTTCTGCAGATCCAACGCTTGGAAAAATAGACGCGCTTGAAGAAGATTTATATTTTAAATCTAACGGAAATGTGTTTAGTGCAGGTGTAAGAATACTTTTATCAAAGTGAATTGCTGCTTTGTAATTTGGATCATTAAGATTTGCAATTAGTGCATCATTCATTGGATCAACGATGTAACCGTTTTTAAATCTGGTTAATCCGTTTTCATCTAAGATTAATAAGTTTTCAGCTTCTTGCTCAAGTTGATTTAAACTAATGTAATACTCTAAACCTTCAATTCTTTTTTCAATCTTTTCAATGTCGCGCATGGTGTAATTTTTAACACCTCTTGGTATTAATCTAATTGCGCACTGATTTTTTCCTTGGTCTGCTGCTTCTTTTGGACTTAGAGCTGGATAACCTGGAATTAATATTTCAGTTACAACTAACTCATCAGCGCTTACTCTAGCAGGAGCAGGCTGTTCTGCTTCTTCACCTTTAATTAGTGAAAGACTGCCGTACGAACTCATTGTTATAACGTCAATTCTAGATAGATAATATTCTAGATCAGATATAATATTAGAATTAAGTGGTGGAATTATATAGCTAGATCCGCTAAACGCGATGTTATATCCGCCAACCGGTGTTGTAATAGTTCCAGCCCCAGCCGCCACGGTTTGTGTATAACTAGCAATAGGATCTTTATCAGCGTATGGTCTAAAATCGAATGATTCTCTTAAATTGTAAATTACGCCGTTTGTTCCTTTGTACACGTCAAGGTCAGAAGAACGAATTTTTCCGCTTGGTAGTGTTTCCGAAATGTCATCAATAGGATAACTGTTGATAGCAAAGAAATCGCCGGTGACCGAACTATTAACTTGAAACACTGCTACTTTAATAGTTAATACGCCATTTGCAGGCAGCGGTCTGCCTTGGATATATTCCATATAAGAAATATCATAAAAATGATCTTTGTGATTTTCATTTAATTTAAAGCTGTCAGTGTAATACGTTCCAGTTGTAGCGTTACCAGAATAAATATCTATAATTTTATATACATCTGGGAAGCCTAAACTGTAGTTTGACGTAGCAGAAGTAAAGTTGACTTTAATATAAAGTTCTTTTGCTATCTTATCTGAAGGAGTAGCGCTTGTAATTCTTTTGTTAAAGTATACTGCAGCCGTAGGATCCGCGCCTGCTGATGGATCTAAATTGATTGTTAAAACACTATTGCTTAAAGAAGTAGATGAGCTTAACACTGGAATATAAGTGTTTGACGCGTCAACTACGAGTATATCGCTTTGATCTAAACCAAAATCTTCATTTGGACCGGCAGTAATAGTAATCACATTTGAATTTACGCTTGCAGATTCTAGAGCTCTGACTGGTACAGAAAGATCTGTAACTTCTTTTAAATATGAAGTTCCAGTTCTAAAAATTAGTGGGGCTTTCTTAACATCTTTTAATGTAGATCCAGCGGCAATTGTAATCACTCCGCTTGTTCCAACAACTCGTGTTACGCTGCTAAGAGATCCAAGGTTCATATTTACGCCGAACAGATACAATCTAGTAGGTGTTATATTTCTAGCAAACGCAGTTCCGACTGGAGTAGAAGAAATATTTTGAAGCGTTACTTGCTCGTACCCTAAACCTATTGTACCGCTTACGTCTAAAATATCTACGTATGAACCGTAATCTATAGTTGTAGCTTGATTTTGATCAATTGCAGTACTAGAAACTTGGTCAATTGCAAAATCTACTTTACCACCGTTTTCTACTCTGTAACCTTTTACATATGCCGAGCCTTTACCAACTAACGCTGTCAGAACAGTTTCTCTGCGATCAAAGTCCATTTTAAATCTATCAACGATATAGTTTCCAGATTCCTCATATGTTCTTCTTGCCATTTCTTCGGCAATAGAATTAAACTGCGTAACATCTCTAAGAGCTACAGCAGAACCATTCTGATAACGAATTAGTGTAAAGAAATTAGGATCAATGTCAGCAATAACTGTGCTTATCGCAACCAAAGTTGGAACAAGTTTAAGTCTATCTGCGCCAGGAGCGT